CACGGGCAAAAAATTTCCCAGCGAATCGGCGACCACCCGCGCCACCAGCTGGAGCATGGTCAACAGGTCGATATCGTCGAACATCAACTGCCCGCTGTTAAATACTGGCGTCCATCCGTCCATATGCTTACGTGAAACCACAGACAGACACGGATGAATAATCGCGTTGGTATCTTCTTCGCTCAGGGAAGACAGTACATCAGCGATGCGCGGTAGCAGGGTTTCAAACACCGGCTTAAGCGCATCAAACTTAGCGCTATCGATTTTACCGTCAGCAGGCAGAAGGGAGCGAATGCTCCCGAAATCTGACATCATGCCCGCCAGTACCGGCAGCAGTTTGCGCGTCACTTTCAACTGATCAAACACGCTGAGTTTTGCCACGCGGTAATCATGGTCTTTGATTGTGCATTCCATCTATTAAAACTCCCCGAGAACCTGGTCGATTTTGCCGCAGTCAAACACCCAGGGCATCGTATTGCCGGCCTTAGCGTTGGCGTTATCCGGCTGTTTCTGGAACGCCACGCTGCGCGCCGTGATGATGTCTCCGCTCACCTTGTTTCGGATCACAATGACGTTGTTTCCCCAGGTGCCTGAGGACTGACTCTGCGCGTTGTACGCCAGCGACAGCTTTTTGTTTGTCGGCGAGGTCTTAAGAAGGTTGACGGTTACCGTGCCGCTTTTGTCCGCGTGCAGGCTGTGCATCACTTCGCCGTCAGCACCGATGGTCATGGTGTTTTTGGGGCCGCCCATTGCAACGGTGATCCCCTCCTCTGAACTGGCGGAACCGTAGCCCAGGTCAATCTCGCCAGTCGGGCCGGAGAGGGACGCCGTAACGTCCATAAAAGAATAAGTAGCCATTCATGTTCTCCTTAGCGAACGACGTTGATCTGAACATCAGCGAAATGAACCGCCCCCGCCAGCTTACAGGCCACCTGAATAACCGGTGCCTTACGTGCTTCACGGTCTGCCTGCGCCTGCTCGGAAATCGGCTGCGCGTAGACGTAATAGCCTTTTGTCAGCGTGTCGCCGGAATCCAGCTGCCCAATCGGGCCACCGTTCCATACGCCAGCAGCCACCAGCCCATTCTTGACAGACTGATCCATTGATTTCTCAACGTTAGAAAGGAGGCGCGTAACACCCGCATCAGTCTGTGGGACTTTGGTTGTGCTGGTGTAGAGCAGGTTATACAGGTTGGTCTGAACGTAGTTCTGCAACCAGTCGAGCCCGTGGCGCTCATCGAAGAAATCGCCGCTGGACATGACGCCCTGCTGCAGGATTGCCGTATCGTTTTCGTAATACACGTAGACGTTACAGTTTTTGGTATCCAGCGCCTTAGCCTGGCTGAGATCCAGTGTCTCGTAGGTGATACCCGGCTCCTGCTTGAATTTCAGGGTAATGGTGGTGTTACTACCGTTGAAATTCACCGTGAACGCACGGCCAAACGCAGACAGCGCGGCGTACTTGCTGCTGGTGGAATACTGCACAAACGTACGGCTGTATTTTGCCGCCTTCAGTTTATAAGCCAGGTCGGTAGTAGAGGTCGCGTTTACCGTCTGGGGATCTGCCGTGGTAATCGCCAGAATTCGGCTGAGACTGGAAGACTCGATCGCGGCGGCCACGCTCAGCCAGTCAGCGTCGTCGATATCGTCATCATCAGCAACGGCAAGGCCATACCAACTCGTGTAATTCAGTACGGCGTTCACAGCCTGCAGCAGTGTTTCCGTTGAACCGCTTTCAGCCGATACCAGCGTTTTCGCCCAGCGGCCCACGTACACCAGCTGAGGCTTCGGCGACTGGGAGAAATACACGGTAGCAGCCTCATATTCCGGACTGTCCACGCCAAAATCAGAACCAATATCCTCTATTGAGGAATAAAGACGAAGGCGCTCACTCACCGGAATAACCGTAGAACTCCCGAGAATGAGCAGTGAACCAAAATTTCGACCAGTAGCCGCGCGCGGCCCAATGATCACGTCGACATTCACGACGTTAGATACAGGTAATCCCTGCGGCATAATTTAGTCTCCGAAAAATGAGACGGGCGCATCTTGCAGCGTCCGGACGTTGTAGGTACGAATGTTTTTGCGGGACAGCGTAATGGTGAGGTCGTAGCGCCTCACCCACTGGTTATTAATGAGCTCTGGCAAGTTGTAGATAGTCCCGGCCTCCACCAGCGAAAGCCCCGAGCGATTCAGCTCGGCGTTGTTCTGCTCGACGAATATCCCCGCGCGGAAAGTGGATGCTGTGCTGGCTCCCTGAGGGCCATAGAAGCAGCAAATCACTGTGACCTGCTCCCATATCCATTGCTCGGACTGTTCTTCCGACACCTGAACATCAGACTGGCTTAACGGCTGCGGAACGGTAGTGATACCGAAACCGCACCACGTCACCCCGTTGTTGGGGATCTGCGGCTGCGGGTCGGTCCATCGGGGGAAAACCAGAGAGGCCGGCAGGCCAGAAACACCACGAATCCACCGGCTAATTTCTCGCTCCAGCGCCTCGTCATACTGTGGGCTATCCCCGACAGGCGTCAGATACCCGCGCACGGTACTGTCGTTACTCAACTGGCGTCCCTCCGTTAAAATCCACCAGCTCACAATGTGCCTGGACGAATCCGGCGCCGTAACTGGTGTACGGGTCGACGAACGTCACGCGATAGTCGCGCCCGTTATAGGTCACGATATCGGCATCAAGTCGCGGGGTGCTGTCTGTACCGGGCTGGCCCTGAGTTAATCTGAACTGCGTCACGATGAGGATCGCACCGCTGATGTTCTGGCCTGCCTCCATTCGCCTGGCTTCCAGAGAACGGTCAACCGTCACCACGCCAGAGAATGGGATATCCTGAACTGTGTTTTTCGCGAAATTGTCCTCATCCACCGTCTGAACCTGCCGATGACACACCAGACTGGTGTCCATGAAGTCGGGATCGAGAAGAACATCGCTCACATCGAGAAGAGGCATTTTTTTTTCCTCACGACGTAGTTAATTGAGCGCAGCAGGTAACCGTGGGCATACAGCGGCTTGTCGCCGGGAATGCCCTCAGCACGTCTGCGTTCGAGGGTTTTCTCAGAAAGAGGGTGCAGTCGGTCGCCAGCACCGATAACAGCTTTTGCAGCATCACGGGCAATCTGCCCGGCGCTCTCCAGCCCACGCATTGCGGCTTCAGTCTGTCCCTCCATCGCGGCGGTTGCCGCTGCTTTGAGGTGCGCAGTTGTTCGGGATTTTGAGTCCTCGATCCCCATTTCCAGAAAAGGACGCGGGGGAAGCGTGACTGTCGTACCGTCGATTTCCACCGTTGCGCCCGTCGAGTGGAGGTAGCCCAGTTCCGCGTTATTAATCGGGGAGCCATCTTCACGCCCTGCCTTGTCCTCAGGTATTCCCACCAGCACATCCATTCCGGATAGCTGCCGGAGGGATTCCAGAACAGCCACGGCGTTATCAGCGCGAACCGTTAACCCGCTTTTCATAGCAGTTGCCTGCCACCAGCGCCGAACGCAGACCACCACCAGTAGAACTCGCGCCCGTAGGCGGTGCTATTCCAGAAACCGGCATCCGGATTGATTACCCCGGACACGTCATAGCTCACTGAAACCTTATCTACTGATTTAGAGGAAACGACACCTGCCGCGCCGTTGCTGTTCACTCCACCTGCGGCAGCGGCGGCCAGCGTACGCCCGCGCAGCTCCGTATAGTGAGCGGTGAATAGTTCGGCCAAGTAGACGAACTGATCGCCCTGTACGTCCTGATTCAGGAGTGAATCAGCCTGCCCCAGATAGAAATTCACTGAGGGCTCAGGGTAGCGGGTGGTATCGGCGAACTCGGGAAAGTCGGTGCGGAACTGCTCGTTAGTTGGAAGCCTGCTGTTTTTTGGCATTTTTCGCGTCCCCACCGGTGGTATCGGCTTTGTCCGTGGCATCAGCATTACCGGCAGATGCCGCCTGAGCGGCCGCCAGTTGCGCTTTCAGATCCGTAATTTCATTACCCTGATCGGTGATGGTCTTTTCATGCGCCGCCAGTTGCGCTTTTAGGGTGTTATTTTCTTCTGCCAGGAGAACAAGGCTCGCGGTCAGGTCTTCAGTGCTCTGCTCGTTCGCCAGGTCGGACTCATCAATCGGGCGCGCATAGGCTTTAAAGGCCCAGTGGTCTTTGACTTCTTTCGGGAAAGATGAACTGTCGTGGATGCCCTGAGACAACTCGAATTTAGAACCGTCAGCAAAGCTGAGAGTAGCGCCACCGGAAACAACGTATTTCATGTTTATGCTCCACAAAAAAGGCGGGTTTCCCCGCCTGTTTCAGGTTAAGACGCCGGAACGTCCAGGTAAGAGATCGTATTGGAATACGGGGTTTCCACTTGGCCCAGCTTGCCGTAGTAAGTGGTCAACTGCTGCAGGCCGCGATACTCCAGCGGAGTGTTCAGCAGAGGAACCATCGGGAAGCGAACGTATTTTTCGTCCTGGGTGTAAGCAACGATACGATGCGCGCCACCAGCGCCACGCTTGGAGGCCCACTTCATGGAGACGATTTCCAGTGGTGTCCCATTTTCCTGGAACGCGATGGTGTTAATCTTCACGTATTCCAGTACAGAGATATTCCCCGCAGAGGAAACCTTTTTGCTCGCCAGCAAGCCGAACAACTCCGGCGCCAGACCGATTTTCGCCGGGCAGACCGCATAACCAGAACGAACCCAGCCATCAGACAGCACAAGGTTGATATCCTGAACAATGACATCAGGATCGGTGGTGGCGGTCCACGCTGCAGCTGCAGCAACCGGGGTAACATCCGGCAGGTTCAGCAGGCCACGAACGCCCAGTTCGGTATCACCGATGTAAACCTGTTCGTCGGTATCCATTGCCCACTTCAGCTTCATGCCTTCGTATTTCTGGACATCAACAGGACGGCCCAGTTTTTGCGCGGAGGCCAGCTCCAGCACCGTCCATCCGATTTCCTGTCCCCAAGGGGTAAGGTTGTTACGGGTCGGCTGAATATCGAGTTCAATACCAGGAACGGCGGTGGATTTCTTACCAATCCAGTTTTTACCGTTAGGGTTAGGACCACCAACGCCGACGAAATCGGTGTTCGTGAAAGATGACACTTCATCAGCGATAGAAATATCGCTACGCAGTGGCATGTCGCGGGACCACTTAACGGAGGTCAGCGGCATGTTCAGCGTCTGATCCATGCGCTCCAGTTCGCCGACGAGAAACGCGCCGGTGGAGTCGATGGTCGCTCTGTCAATTGTAAACATTAATTATTCCCTCAGATGTTATAAGCGATTTCAATACGGCCGTCGGCTTCACCCGGCCCCATGACCTCTGCATTTGGCAGCTGAGGTGTATTTGATGCGGTAGAGTCCGGAGACAGCACAAAGGATCCAACCGGGCTTTGAGTGGTGCCACCAGCCACGCGAACGTAAACCGGATCGCCTTTTTTCGCGGTCGCCGCGTTGCCTGCTGTAGCAGTTACACAGATGTAACCACGTTTCAGGTTGTCACCAACCTGATTAGCCGTCACACCGATGTAAGCAAGGTCCAGAGCAGAGGTGATCGGGAACGGACGAACCAGAATCCCTTTCACTTTGCTGATGGTGTCGCCAGATTCCAGCGGAACGAATTTATCGTTCACGTATTTACCAACCAGCCCGTAGGACGCGAACTGCTTCGTGTGGTCCAGGCTAACCGGCTCGATGGTGAGATCACGAGGACGGGTAACGCCCCCGGCAATGCCCAGGGGCATGCGCGTTAAATATGCAGTACCTGCCATGATGATTTACCTTATTTGTTTTTTGCCCAGAATTCGGCGTTGACCTTGTTCAGTTCTGCCGGGGAAAGGTGCTTAGTGCTGATTCCGCTGTCCGTGGTGCGGGTAATGTTGTTCAGCGGGGTCAGCTGATTTTTCGCCTTATGCAGCGCCACAGCGGCAGTAAACACCGCGTCGACCGTGGCCTTTGGCGCTTTGTAGAAATCATCCACGCCGAACGATTTCAGGCTGTCGCCGGTGCGCATTGCGTGATTCAGCACCTGACGTTTAAGGCTCTTATCGCTGGCAGGCTGGAAGCCAGGACAGATAATTTCCGCATCGGCGATCAGGTTGCGCTTAAAGGCTGCATCACCCGTCACTTTGCGGTTTTCTTCTTCGTCTTCGTCGGTGGTCATGTTGCCCAGGTCCGGATCGCCATCGGTGGTTTTACCCTCCAGCTTTTCCAGACGAACCAGCAACGCTTTCGCCCAGTCAGGAATTTCTTCATCACCAGTTTTCTCTTTATTCGGATCGCCTTCGTCCGTAGTGGAGCGATTCGCCTCAGGGAGCGCGGTAGACTGCGCTGGAGCATTCATGTTGATAGTTACACCGGGGATTGAAGCCATGCCATCAGACGGCATATCCGGCGCTTCATCGATGAGTTTTGCCAGTGCATCCTCATCTTTCGTCTTAATGGCCTGAGCCAGTTTTTTAAGCCATGACATTACAGGCTTCTCCTTTGTTGTTGATGGGATGGAATCCCCGATTGCACAGCGGCCACCAGCACGCCCCCGGTCAATACCGACAGCGAGGTGGTTACCTGTGATTTGGTATTGCTTGCCCTTGCCGGGTGCCAGTTGCTTGTACTGCGCGTCATAGCCGCAACTGACATCGGTCAGGCCAGAATTCACCGCGTCGATTGCCTCCTGCCGTTTAATCAGCACGTCAGCAATGAGCAGATCCGATTTATCGCCGGTGCCGCGTCGGACGTTCTGAATGTGTCCGTGCGCCAGCTCAGCAAAGTTAGATGGGTTAACGAATACGATGTTGCCCAGACTATCCTCTGGATGCCCCAGCGTGACGGCCACGCCCTCAAAGCTCGCCATCGTTTCCGGGGAAAACACCTCATCTTCCGTTCGCCAGACCGTCACTGTGCCGCTGGCGTCAGGCTCGAGGTCGATTTCTTCGGGTAAGTAGACCTGCGTTCCTGTACGCGCGATCGGTACGTCTTTACACAGCAGTGAGCCGTCCGCCTGCAGATAACGCGTTTCTCCCAGGCGTGTAGTGAAGAAATATTTCATGGGTTACCTGCTCGATTACGGGCAACAAAAAGGCCGCTCAGTGCGCGACCTTGTGAGATGGGAAAAATGTTCAAAATAACGGGCTATTTAACATAAGAGTTCTTACCCGCACCGACGAAAATAAACTCGATTAAAATGTCCCCTTAAAGCCGTAAAAGTAGCGATTAACTGGGCTGAAAATCGGCCTTTTCGAATACAACATTTTCATAACATTTAGCGGGTATTGCAGTTCGCATGAAATGATTGCTCAAAGCCGTATTTTTCATTTTCTCGGTGCAGGAATCTGTACTTCAGGCCAGCATTTGCAGTTCGGTAAACATCCGGCGTGTCCGGTCATACCGTCCAGCGTCGGCGGGTTATCCCAGCGCACAAATTTATCTTTCATCTTGCGGTGAGAATCGCGCGTGCCGGCCCCCTCGATACGCCACCAGTAGCCCTCTGAGCCAACCGAAAGGGCTCTGGCCTGCGTTAGCGCGCCGGTAGCTCGTCCAATCTCTGTACGGGCAATCAGCTGCGCCCTGCTGGCGGCCACGTCACCGGAGGCCATGATCATCTCGTAGAGCTCGTCCGGACGTTCACCCGTGATAACCGCCTGCATTGCGCGCTGTTGTATGTCCATCACACGATCGGCAGCTTCCAGAGGCAGGGATTTCATCAGTTGAATCTGTCGGTATACGATATCCTGCGCCACCTGCCCGACGGGGGTGTTACCCACCACATCGCGCAGACCGGCGCCAATTTCTTCAGATACCGATTTCCAATGATTCCATTCCTCCTGCTCGACCTGGGCAAACATTCTTCGCCCGACCTGCTCTGCCCAGTCGCTGATTACCTCGGAATAGTCCACTAGCGTTTTCGAAATGTTGTCAGCGCTAACCTGTGAACCATCGTAGGTACCATCGACGATCTGCCCTATCTGGTATGCTATCGCCAACAGGCTTTTTCGATACTGGATCTCCGAACGGCGGCGGAGGGCTGGTTTCAGATTCATCCTCCGCCCACTGGGCCTTCGCATCTTCTATGTCCTCGTCAGTGATAGAACCACCAATGCCAATCACATCAGAAATGTTCCTGAGGTCGTTAAGTGCTGCTGCAGGCGTCATCCCGAGATCACGAACGGCGGTACCAAGTGCAGTAACCACATTGTTCGCCATCGTTGCGCGGTCCACGTCTGACATTTCCCAGAGCTTGTTAAACTCGAAAGTAAAATCGTCAGGCAGTGGTTCACCGAACAGAGAACGCCAGGAGATATCGAGCAGCCATCGGATATGGCGGCGTAAGCGTCTCTCCTGCAGCGAGTTAACCCGGCTGTAGTAGTTTTCCAGATCGCCGTCGCCAGTGTTGAAACCTGCGGGAGACTGCCCGAACAGACGGACGAGAGGAATTCCCGTCGCGCCGGAAACCTGCTCAGCAAAGCGCAGAAGGACATCCGCGATACCCGCGAACGTGTAACTGTGCGTTTCGAACTTGTCCGCAGCATCCATGATGGTCATACCTTCGATGGTCTGAAACTGTCGGATCATGTCCATGTGCTTCATCAGCGCTTTTTCGAGGTCGCCGCCAGCTGCAAGAATTTTACGAAGTTCAGCAATGCTGTATGTCCGCAGATGGGCTTTGTGGATCAACTGTGTGGTGCCGACCGTCGCGGTATCAAATGCCTCGATACGCTCGAAAATACGCTCCACAACAGACATCCCCCAGCCGTTTTCCGTCTGGGCCTGCTGGAAAGGAAGCGTATCGCCCTCCATGCGGATAACGCGGCTATGGTGGATCTTCCAGGAGGGAATCCCCTGCTGGTTCGTGATTACCTTGTAATATTTCGGATTCCCAAAATCGGGACCGTAATCGGTAACGAGATCGTAATAACTCGGGTTAACCATCCAGCGGTCAAGGCTCATCACGCCCTTAAACTGTCCCTCTTTGATGCGATCCAGTTTCAACGGGGAAGACATATCCTGCCCTTCAAGCAGGACCACCAGCACCGCGCCACCGTACAATCGTGACCATTTGAGGTTATCGTTAAGACCATCCCATATAGCGAGCTCATCCCAGAAGGTTTCGAGCTTGCCCTTTTGTCCGGGTTTCAGCTTTGAGCTGATATTAATCCCCTTGCGGGTCATATCATCGGCCATCGCATCCACACCGGCACCAACGAGGAACGATGAACGATACGCAAACTCCAACATCACCCTGTTACGGCTGATGTACCCGGGCATGTACATTCCGCCCGTCTGGATGTTTCTGGTGTCGCTGCCAAGTTTGGCCGTGAAATTGTTGTACCCGTCAGCAGTCGCAACGGGCTTTTGTGCGCCGTTCTGGCGTTTCTTACGGGACATGTCACGCTCCGGCCAGTTTGGCCCAGTTATCAAGAGAGGAATCCATCGGCGCGTAGTTAATCATTACGGCGTCTGCGAGGTTCGGCGATTTTGTACCTTCCGGCTGTTTATCCACGAGGATTTTACCGACGGCGTTTTTCGACCACGTAGGCTGTGAAAGCTCCATCAGCAGGCGGTCAATATTTTCTATCTCGCTGCTTATAGAAATGATTTCGTCGGGGTTGTAGTCCATCCCGTTCAGCGCGCGGAAGGTGTTCCGAAACAGCTTGCGAAGATGCCACCAGCTCTGTGCTTTCGCGTTCGCGAAGAAGTCTTTATTCAGGCGCGCCGCTTTACCGTTATCACCAGGAACGGCTTCATCTTCTGGATCGAATACGCTACCGCTACCACGGAAAGGCGTAGCTGTGATTGTTCCCCGGCCTTCAGCCTGCCGGAGCTCGTTTATCACGCGAGCATCGCCACGCGCACCGGCACCCAGACCGTCCTCATCGAGACGGAACTCATCCAGACCGTAATCGTCACAGTACCCAAACGATTTAACGACAGAAGCGTAGATGTCGCTACCAATGCCAGACCATTCGTGAACGTTCTGCAGAAGGAAGCCATATCGGCAAGAAAAGCCGTTTTTGTCTTTCCCTTCGTCTGCAATATCCATTGCGCCGAGGCGCTGGCCGCTGGGCTCAATACCCAGTTTGATATGCGCGTCAACGGCTGCCTGCACCCATTCAGAAGGAATGAGAATCCCTTCAGTGGATGCGCTGTAGTTCAGGTCCAGTTCCTGAGCAACGATAATCGGATCATCAATTTTCAGACATTCGTTGCGGTACCACTCATCATCTTTGCGCGGGTCGCTGCGCCAATGGAACGTAAACACCGGGATATTTCCGCTGTGGCGCTTACGGGCAAACGGGTTATTCATGCCGTTGACGGATGAGAGGTCAATACGGCAGCGGGTTGTCTGAGAAAGCGCAGCATCGATAATTAATGGTCGTTTCAGGAATGCCGACTCATCCACGAAATAAAGCGTGGTACGGTCACCACGGCCAATGTTATCGCCTGCCTCACCCTTAATGACCGCGCCCGTTTCCGGAAACTCCACGCGCATGTAAGGAGCGTGTTTTTTGTCATTCCATGAACCGCGAAACTCTACCGGCAGCAGCTCGACAAACTTACGCGCTTTCCAGAACAGTGCTTTCGGGTCGCCGGTACTGTCGACATATTCCTCTTTACGGGAACCAAACCCGATCACCATTTCTTTATTGAACAGGCAAAGCGAACAGGCCAGACCGATAGAGGTCCAGCTCAGCCCCATTTCGCGGCTTTTTTCTGTCAGTCCATGCTCAAGACTGGCGCGCCTGTCCATGATCCAGTGAATCCATTCCTCCTGGCGGGGGAACAGCAAAAACGGGATGGTCGCAGGCAGGCCATAATCGAGGTTACGCGGGTCCGTCGTCATGCCCCAGTCGATGATGAACTGGGCCGGGTTAGTGCGGTAAAACTCACGGAGTGCCGGAAGCATTTCAGGCGCTTTCCTGATCCGCTCCAGCCTCTCCATTCTCCACTCAAACACGGCGGTATAGTCCGGTTTGCGGAAGTCAAAGGGGAACGGGATCGGCACAGAAAAATTCCTCAAAAACGCCCCGATTTAACATAATGGTCGTTACCCGCACTGGCGCAACAGCACCCATCACGCAAACGGCGTGAAGCCTCTGTTTTGAACAGAAAAGTGGTCAAATCGGGATGAATAAAACGTGCATAAAACGGGTCGAAAAGTGCATAGCGTTTTTTTAGTTCGAAACGCCTGTTTTTGCATTTTTCAGCCCATGTATTTTTTGTAGATATCTGCCGCTTCCTGCGGGGTCAGGTTCGCCGCTTCGGCTTTGGCGGCCTCGTCCATATTGGTGAACGATTCGAAAATTTTCGGTGCTCCCAGCTCCATAAGCAGAGTGGGCGGAACCTTAATCCCCTCAGCCTCAAGTAGCTGCGCCGCCTGCAGCGCGGAGTATTTACCGTCGACCTTGTGTTTCATCACTTCACGAAGAACATCACGCTGACGGTCTTCTTCCCCATAAACGCTGCGACCGAGGCCAAGGGCTTTGGCAAACACCGCAACATCATTGTGTGTTGGCAAGACATCCTCGACCGTTGTTTTCAGGCCATTGGGGGATTTAGTGACAGTCTTCCGCTTACGAACGTCCAGGTTTTTACCTGCAACATTGTTAATCCTTTCCATCAGAACTTCGCGAGCCTCGGTAAAGGCACGGTTAAAGTCGGCATGTTCCTTACGCCAATTGCGGATAGTCGCCTCGTCAATTTCCAGCCGCTGGGCAACCATGCGGTTTGAGATCTTGTTACGGGCTAAGGCCATGTCAAGAACGATACCGACGTAGGCCTTCTTAAAGCTATTTTTTCGGGCCATACGCTTACCTGAAATCGGTGCTGTTTATATTTTGTTCAAAATCATTTTTCCGCATTTTGCGTGCGGAATAATTCTGAGAAAAAATCCACTCCGGGGCTGCAAGCCTGCTGGGTTTAAGTGCGGAATTAAAATGTCGAAAAAATGCGGAGTTATCTATTTTTCGCCAAAACTGCGATTTAATGCCCGGAGGCCGCGCAGAATGGGGAGATAGTGGATCGCCCTAATATTTCCACTATGTGGATAACTCAGTCTAAATCCATCTCCACCACTTCCCCGAACAGGTGACCGTAAACGTCCATCGTAGTTTTGATGTTCGAATGCCCAATAAGTCGGGAAACCTTCAGAATATCGACGCCTTTATTTGCCAGGCGAGATACAGCAAAATGGCGAAGATGATGGAATCGCTTAATGCCATAGTCGTTCAGGGTTCTGACGAGAACTCCCTGAGTGCCGTAGCTGGTAGCTAGGCATGCGCCGGTAAACTGGTTGCAGATAAGAGGCTCAGAGGTACCGAGTTTACTTTTATCCAGCAACGCGAAAAGCTCACGCGGCATCCGTACCCGGCGCTCCACGCCTCTTTTCAGCCCCTCGTGTATAACGCCATCAACAACATGCCCCCTGATGTCGATCCAGTCGGCTGACACGTCGTTATAAGTAACCGCCAGAGCCTCACCGATGCGCAGGCCACAAATCCCGAGCCAGCACGCGATACGCTCACGAACTGGCGCGTTATTCAGTAGCTCTCTGACCGATGATGATGGCGGTATGGTGATGGGTCGACGCTTCCGGCGCGCGGGACGGTCAACAGGGTTAAAAGTGATGAGCCGTTTTTCCACCAGCAGGAAGAAAGCCGAACGAATCCAGCGATGACAGCCGGTGCGAACCGAATCAACGATATCGCGATGGCTGATATGGAGAATATTTTTTTCCAGTATCGGCCCGTCTACAGCGAGAAGATCGTGACGGCATTTCGTATAAGACGACAGCCGTATGATATTTTTTTCCAGCTTGCCGGCCTGATAGCCCAGATAAAACAGAATTAACTTCCGGAAAGTCCAGGAATGGTCTATTCCGGTCCAGCTAGCAGTTCGACAATCCAGCTCAATATTCTGTTTTTGCCAGAAAAGATGTGCAGCATCATCAATATTCTTAAAAATGCGACGGCGTCCATGACCAGATTTTTCATCCTTCCAGTGGACGTAATATTTTGATTGTCCATTGGCATCAGTGGATTCTTTTATAGAAGCCATACTGAACAATCCTCTGATTTGAGCTATGTCATTACGATGGGGCTGCCCATCGTAATGACGATAAAAAACCGCCCGTAGGCGGTTGTTTTCATTTATTTTTCATAGCATTTTCAATAGCATCTGCTAGAGACTCAATATTTGCCACAGCAAACTTGATATCCTTTTCTAGCTTATCTCTGCCAGTATAGCTGGAAGATGCCGAAACTGAGGCCTTGATGACTTCTAACGCTGCCTTCACAATTTCACCACGGTTTCGCTCTTCTTTTGTAGAGTAAGCGTAATTTTCAAACATGTTTAACCTCCATATAAACCATGCGTATCATGGTATTTTTAATATTGGTGATTAATTTTAAATTTCAATGTGATGAGTCACTTAAATTCTCAAATTCAGTTGTTTTTCTGTAACGTTCAATCTCCCGAATCCCCGCTAACTGGTTATTCGCTTTTTCGATGGCGGCCAGTAGCGGCTTGATCCAGAGAACAGCCTGGCAATACGTCAGCGAGCTGGTGGAAGTGGCGCCATCACTGGCTGCGTCAGCGTTCCCGGTATCGGTGTGCATTGCGCCGGCACGTAAACTGTTCGCGTAGTTGAGCAGCCCACCAGCGACATCAGCAGGAACAGGCAGATCACAGGTTTTTTCACGGCGTAGAATCTCCCGGTATTCGATAACAGTGTTATCGGAGCTGGCATCAATAAGTGAGTTAAGTCGGATGGCGTTTTCGGCCACCTGGTTAAACCGGTTGAAGTTGAAAGCCTGAGCAGCGATAACTGTCCCCTGCAGGGTGTTGTCGCTGCGCAAAACGTCATTATCACTCTTCAGGGCAGCAACGTCAGATCGGCTGTTTGCCAGCAGAACACACAGCACGGCAATAACTGCAATTACGGCCACCAGAACTACCGACCGCCATGCGGCTTTGATATCAGGCAAGTGAGCATTCCTCAGTTATAGCTACAGTTCGCATTACTACATTTGGAGACATGTCCATTTCTGATACCCTGTCCGATTATTAAGGAGGATTTCTATGCGTTTTTTTAAAAACACAGCATGGCCGTGCATAACCGTAATAGTCGCCTGCATCTCATGGGTACTCGTCAATGGCGACAAAGTTGTAGATAACGTGCATGCCTTTCAGACATGGTACGGAACCTCTAAAGCGTTAGAGGGTAGATGGAACAACTCTACCGAATTCGATATTGATCCCCCTGAATGGCTAACAAACCAGAAGGACTTCGTTGAAGTTCGTATTACGCTCAAGGATTCAGTAATTGATGGGACAATTATTTCTGGAAAGCTAAGGAAAATATTCCCATATGACTATGTTCTTCTGACTGGTGAGAAAAGGGGCTTCCGCGATACCTTAGATGCTTACGCATTTGACTATGTACTTGGTAAAAAAATCTACTTCGGCTCCTTTGTGCTCAGTCGTGAAGGTGAACGTTTATACGTGGAAGCAGATGAAACTGCACAGAAGTATTTTCCAAAGGAGTCTATCCTTCTGAAGGTATCAGACGACGCTTTTCCTAATCTAACAAATGATAAATTAAGTAATGAGAAAAGCGAGACAAACGAGAACCCACCAATACGGGGAGTTTCGCCAAATCATAAAGATAGCAATCAGTAAAAGTGGAAGATTCATAAACCATCCAGACAGAGCGCCTCTTCTTTCTCCGCTCGAGTAACTAGGCCGGGCAAAACCCGGCCCCCGCCATAAACCCAGCGAGGAAATTGGTAGCACGCCGCCTTCAGGTCACCTTTTCGGAATAGGGAGAACATTGTCGAGCTCCGCATATTTCCGCACCCGGCGCGAAATGTGACAGATACAGCCGCACTGAAAGTATCATCAGACAGCTTTCTGCCGTTGGCGTACCGGTTAACGCAGGATTCAGCATCTAGGATATTTTTTTCCCACTCAGCCGCGATCTGCTGGTCGTTCTTGATAGTGCCGGGCTTAACACCGTGCGTGTTACCCATGCCATCGGTAAGCACGCCAGCGGGGCAGACATAAGGATCACGACGGCATGACTCTGCATTACCTATGAGCTCAAGACCTCGCTCGTTAGTGCGAACGTGACCGGCGTTAATTACGATT